AGATCACTTAAACACTGCACAACATACGGGTAAAGACTTGTCGGAAAGACACAGTCATCACCGTAAACCGAGATAATTCCCGGAAAGTTGTGAGGTAAAGTAGATCTCAGGAGGTTCTTAACAGACTGGATAATTGCGTAGAATAATAGTGTCTGGAGGGGGAACGTGTAACCAACCCCCATGGTCATAAAGAACTGCAAGGACATAACTGTCCCATCGACCTCAACATGCCTTGTTCTGACTTTCGTCAGGAGCCGATACCACCCAGAAGGGAGGACACGTCTCATAAAGGGCAAGCTAAAGGAATCCGATGCTGCGCTAAGGTCAAGAGTGGCAAGATTCCCAGTACGGGAAGCCTGCTTCATCAATTTCCTATGCACATGTTGCTGAACTTGTATGTCAATGCCGACAGACTTTTTAAGTCTATCACTGATATAATTACCAATAGCGTTAGAAACAACGCCACTAGAAACCGTATCAGCCGCAATAATGCGAGCTTTGTTCCACTTTTTCTTTACGGCGGAGGCAGTTACATGATGAGACAGGACTTTCCTGGTCTTCCATGAACAACCCCCCAACATGCGATCAAGGATCACATGCTGCTCTGCTGTGCCACTTAGGTGATTGAGCTTCTCATGGAGAAAGCCCTTTTCCCTAGTAACCCCAACGGATGCCTTACTCGGTACTCTCCACTTGACCAGGTTTTCAACTTGGGGGACATCCCCAAGCATCAACCCCACAACTCTCCTTACTTCTTTCAACAGCATATGAGCGCGTGTGCTACCAGGTAAACTGGTTAGCACGCTCTTCTGGCTGTCTACGAAGTTTTGGAGCGCCTCATTATCGAGGTCTTGTTGTTGTTTATCGTCAGAATCGGCGATAAAGCGGTCAAACATGTGTTCCAACTGCGTGGTTCTCCTAAACGTACCGACTGATGTATCGTCGATAGTTGGAAACGTAAAGTTTCTAAAAGAAGGAAAACCACGGCCAAGGGCTTGCGCCCCGGCTTTTGCAAAAAGCTCAACAGTTGGATCTATGCGGGAGAAATCTTTATAGAGGGCGTCCCATAACCTCTTTGCAACT